TTTGTGCGGCTGGTAAAACTACAGGTACACTTGCGGTAGCTAAAGCCTGCCCTAGTGCCGGAGTCTTGGTGTCAATATTTGCTAGTGATGTATTTCCTATAACTTGGTTAGCTGCACTTGCATCACCACTACCACCTCCACCTCCACCGCCTCCACTACTATCAGTTATAAATTGAAGTAATGCTTCTACTTTCTCATCTTTAGTTAACTGATTAAATGTTTTGTTAACACCATTATCTGCACTATAAACTTCATTATATTTATCTGTAAGTTGTTGTTTAGTTATTGTCATAAGTGATAACGACGCAAATAAATACCATTAAGAGATAGAAAAAATAAGTAATTAATCATTTAGACATACTACCGAATCTAGGTTTAGCTATCATTTGACCGAATGTTCTCTTACCTGCTGCTTTTAATGGTTTAGGGAATGCAGTTCGTTTGTTATATGCACCAAATGACTCGCCAACTTTAGGTGCATTAAATGCTTGCTTACTAAGACCCTTTGGTTGAGGAGGTTTAGGTGGTGCTATTTTATTACGCAAGTTACTTAGACGTTCACCTATTCCTACTGCTTTAAAGTTATTTCTACTTTGTTGAAATGATTGTTGTTTAGCTGCACGTCTAGCAGCACTTTTAGTTGCGTAAGTTGTTACGTTCTTACCAGTTCTATTAATTAAGTTATTACTGTAAGGTTGTGTATTACCTACAGTTGGTAATCTTAAAGGTTTACGTACAATATTTTTACGTCCTAAAACTTTGGGTGCTGTAAAAACTTTACCTGTTCTTGAACGAAATGCGTTTTTTGCGTTAAATGGAAGTCTTATTGCCATAATTAATAAAGATAAAAAAGTTAATATATCTTGTTTTGTTTCATTATACTATTTAGCTTATCACTATAAGGTGCAAATTGTTTCCCTTCCTTAGTTGCATTACGTTTACTTCTTGTTGCACTACCGTATTGCTGTGGTGATAGTTTCTTAATGACTTTCTTTGGTAAATAACGTTCACCTGTTACGCTACTAGGTTTACCTGATTTCGTAGTCCACTCTTCGGACGACCATTTTTTCAAACTACGTTGTGTACTATTTTTTCTACGTTTGTAACTACCACCTGCTTCTTCATATCTTTTAACTAGTATTTGACTTTTTCTAGCACTCCATTTACCAGCAGCAGTACCACCAACATTACTATTTTTAATACTTTTTTTAATGCGTTCTCTTAATGATGGTTTGGTGTAATTGTTATTCATTTAGCAAACCTACCAGTGCCAGATGGTTTAGTATTACGACCCCATAGTATTTTTCTAGCCCAATAGTTTTTACTAAACTTATCATCCTTAGTTAATTCGCCACTTTTATTTCTTATTCCACCACTACGTTTAAGGTAGTTTTTTCTAGCTTCTGGTGAATAATTATGTCCGTATCCCTTAGCACCAAAACGAATTACTTTATATTTACGTTCGCCGTTAACAACTTTACTTGCTAATACTATTTTTTTGTGTTTACCATCATTAGCATTAACAATTTGATTAGGTTTCAAAATGCGCCCATTTCTTAATCTATAAACTTTTCTTTTCTTCTTATCCTTACTACCAGTTCTCCTACCAAATTCAATTACATCATTATTATTAGCAGAATAATAACCTATTATCGCAATACGATCTTTTTTTATCCTAGTTGCATTTTCTCTCATCATTTGAGCAGTTTTTTTATTACCGTATTTTTTCTTTAAGTTATTAATATAATATTTAGCATCTTTTAATGTTCTTGAACCTGTTACAGCCATTCTTCTATCATCAATTCTTTCTTTTAAATTATCTTTACCTACTACACCTTGTAACTTTAAATTGCCTTGAATCGCTTTATTAGAACTTGTCGCATTAGGTGGTGTTTCTAATATATTCTTAGGATCTAATTTAAAAGTTGGGGGTATTTTATTACCTTTACCTTTTAATCTTAAATAACCTAATCCTAATATTAAACCTGTACTTCCTAATCCTAGTCCAATATTACGAATAAATTTTGATTTACGTTTCTTTTTATCTTTAGAACCTAAAAGTCTACCAAACTCAACATTAATATCAGATAGAAAAAACATATATTTAATTCCATAACAATAAAAACTAAATAACGCCGTACTCATTACAAGATACGGCGTTATTTTTTCTACCTGTTATTAAACTACTACGCGACCTGCTAAGTATTTAGGATTCATAACTACAGGTAATAGAACACTCATAGATTCAATCGTATCTAACAAAGGAAGTTGACTACGAGAGTTAACCATAACCAAAATAGAACTACCTTCTTGAGATAGACGTGTTTGGTTGATGTTGTTTTGGAAGTGTTTCATTTCAATAGTTTGACCCATTGCTTGAACACCCATGTCAGTCTTCAACATTACTACACGATTTTCAGGTAAGAAACGTGCGTTATCAACATATTTATCTCTAGTTGCGGTTGAGTTTTGAGCATTGGTGTAAGGAACTTGATAGTATTCATCATAAGTCTTAATTGGAGGAATACCATAAGCAATTAACACTTGAGATAATGTGTTCATACTAACAGCACCAACACCACCAAAACCTGCTAATTGTCGTGATTTTTCAATGGTTGTTTTTTGTTGACACAAATTGATTAAACGACGTTCTGACATTACAATCAGATCAGGTTTAAAACCATTAGTATCTTGATAATCAAGTACCCAATCTTGTAATAAACCAATACCATCTGCATATTCTAAATCATCCCATTTATTTAATTTAGGATTAGCAGTATTACCTGTTGTCACTAACGCAGTAGGAAAATGTTTAGATGTATAACTAGCGGAATCATCTTTGAAGTTAACTACAAGAGAAACACCAGTACGAGCGTCAGTACGGTTGATTTCACCAGTACAAACTACATCCCAACTCATTGCTGTTAATACGTCAGTTATACCAAATACTAATCCTTCAATCTTGTTATAAATAGTTTCAGCAAAAGTATCGTTAATTCCACGAATCATACCCGTGCCACTCATATTAGGCATAGACATGATAGGTTGATTCTTATATTGCGCTTCTTCGATTAACTCAAGCATTTCTTCTTGAGTTTTACCATCAAATTGATGAGCTAAACCTACTAATTGTAGTTCACCAACCATACGTTGGAAACCACCATGAGCAGCAGTAGGAATACGACCATCTCTTGTGATGAAAGAGGCAATTGGCATTAACTTCTCAGTTAAATAACCAATGAATTTATTGTTATCAAAAGTCTTGATAGGCATGAATTGATCAAGCAAACGAGAACGTTGCTTAACCCGAAACATTGTATCGTCAATTAATTGTTCAGCATATTTAGCTTGTAATTTATCAGTCAGAAAAGATTGAATTGCGCCCATGATTATGAATGTTAATAAGTTTGTTTATGTTGCAAACTCAAAACATTGCGGAACTCTAACCTTTATTTTTCTATCTTTTATTGAATTAGAATATAGTTCCGAATGTTAACTTAGGTAACGCTGTAATCAAAGTGTGATCAAAGTAAGGTAATAACTGAGTTCGTACGCCAACAGAATGAGCATATAAACTTAATGCTTGAGATTTGATTACAGTAAAGTCAACAGCGTGAATATGTAATCCCTTAATCTCACTAATACCTCTTACTCCTAAGTTAGCACCAACAGGAACAGTAGCAGTAGCAGCAGCAGTTAATGTAGCAATACCAGTAGCATAAGCAATTGATTGAATAGTTCCAATTGCAGTATTGTTATGTGCCATAACTCCACTATTACTTAATGCTGCTGATGTAACAGTACCACCAGTAGTTAAGGTATATAAGCTAATTCCATTCTTAGCATAAATATAAACAACGTTAGCTGCATTAAGAGCATAAACTCGATCCTTTATGATAGGAGTAGAGTTAATAGCATTAACTACTTCACTAGCAGTAGTAGTAGTGTTATTAGTTGTTGCTGTTGCTGTTGCAATAACGCCTTCTAATGTTACAGTAACAGTTTGTGCTGCACTAACAGTAGTAATAGTTAAAGTAACGTAAGGTTCTACTGTATGTAAGATATCTCCAGGAACAAAGATGTTGTAAGGAGATAATGTAACAGTAGTTGTGCTAGATGCAGTAACAGCTGTTTTTGTTTTACAACGAGGTAAGAAACGATCTACACCATTAGTCATTGTTGCAACAAATAGACCAGCAGGTACTTCAGATTTAGCTTCATTATTTAAACTAATGTAATCAGAAGTAACAAGACTATTACGGTTAGCAACGTTAATGTCAGCACCAACGTTAACTAAGATTGCAGGATCAACTGCGAATGAACCATTATTACGTGACCAGTAAGCCATATTTAATTAATTACCTTATTGATTATTTGTTTTGATTACGAAACTTGATCATTTCAGCCGCAATTTGAGAAATAGCATCTTCTTCTTCTAATTCTTCATCACTGATTTCTTCTTCTACTTCGTAACCAAAAGATGCAATTTCAGGCATTGTTTCAAGTACACGTAATGCGTAATTCATTCCGTATAATTCAATAGCAGGATTCAAACCCTTCTGATCGCATAAGGAACTAAAGTGAGCGTAACGATCTCCATCGGTAGAAAAATTACCTAACATTGTTTGTACAACATTAGGAGTTACTTTACCTTGTTGAACTAAAGCCCATGCTTGTTGTTCAATCATTTGTAATTCATCTTTAATGGTAGCGGCGGATTTGAACTCGGCAATTTCAGATTCAAGTTGAGCTACACGGTAAGATGCTTCACTGTCGTATTCTTCATCTTCATCTTCATCTTCTTCGTACTCATCTTCATCATTTAAGTAATCATTAATATCTTCACCACGTTCTTCAACACCAGCGATGAATAGGTTAGCTTCTAATTCTTCATTACCAGGATCAATTGCATTAGCTACATCAATACTGAACTCATCAGATGGGTCGAGTTCACCAGTCAAGATACTGTAGATATCATTAGGATCGTAACCAGTTGCCTCAGCTAAACCGTAACAGTAAGATTCAACATCTTCAAAACCAACAGCTTCACCTAGTTCTAGTAAAGCAGCACCATATTGACTACCAACGCTGAACTCAGCATAATCGCTATCATCAGCACCGTATTCAAGTTCATCGTAACCTTCTGCATCAATATCAAGAATATTTTCAAGACGTTCTTGATATTCTTGATATGCGTTAATTCGTAATCCTTCAAATTCTTCACCATCAATTTGCCCCAACTCATACATCTTTTCAAAGTTGGCAATAGTTTCGTTAAATAAGTCAGTATTATATTGAATTGCTTGTTGTGTTTCCATATTATTTCCACTTGGAGAATTAGTATTTTTTACGTTTATTACGATATGAGCTTACAATACCTGCTGTAGTACCTGCTGCTAATCCTGCAATAGCACCAATCTTATTAGCTCTAGGAGTGCTACCAGCAATTGCTCCACCTGTTAAACCAAGAGTTGCACCTACAGCAGCAGCATTAGCAGTATTAGGATTGAAAGTTGAGTTACGTAATCGTCTTAGATTCCTTCTCCAACTAGGAATCTTATCTGAACTACCCTTTTTTCTACCGTATTCAGATATATTGTAGTCAGATAGAAAAAACATGATTAGTACCTATTTCTTTTTCTTCTTGTTCATCATACGGTAAGCACCATAACCACCAGCACCTAAAGCACCTAATGTACCTGCTGTAGCAAGTCCACCACCAAGTAAACCTAACTTACCATAAGAGTTCATCCAAGCATTACCAGCTTTACCAGCAACATTTTTAGCAGCTTCACCTACACGACCAGGAATACCTTTATAATCGTAGTTCTTAACTTTACTACCAAAATCTTTAACTGCTTGAACGTCACGATTTAATTGACCTTTAGCACCAGATCCCGCCATTTCATCACCTAATGCAGAAATATCTGCACCTGGCATTTTACGAGCATCACGTAACTTATTTAATTGTTTATTACGTGCTAATTCAGCACCTCCATATCTAGCACCAGCCGCTAAAGCACCTGCTCCAGCTAAACCACCAGCACCGACACCTGCATAAAATCCTAATCCACGTTTTTTACGTTTCTTTTTATCTTTACCACGTTTAAATTCAGCAGCTTGATAAGCGTTACGAGTTAAACGTTCGTAATCTTCCATTGAGAAAGCAGCAATAGGTCTAGTCATAATTGTTAATTATTTATAATGGACTATTAGCAACAAAAGTATTTTTTGTTCTTACTTGTTTAGCTTTAGTTTGTAAATTACTAGATGGTGTGAACTTACCTGATTTAGTTAACATTCTTCCACCTGACTTAGTAATTACATTAGTAGCTACTTTACGTTGACGATCAGATAACTTAGGATTCTTAGTAACACTAGATCCTGATATAGTTTGACCTATTCGTTTACCTAATCTACCAACACCGGCTAACTTACCTTTAGTAGCATTAAGCATTTTACTTCCAAACTTACTACCAATTTCACCTAGTGTCTTACCAGTAGTACCACGTTGTCTTAATGCTTTTAATACACCACTTACGGCTTGACGATAACCAAATTCTGCATTTTCAGAATTATATATAGCTTCCATATCCGCCATACTAAATGCAGCTAATGGTAAATCACTACTGTAACCAACATTAGGATTAACACCTCTACCTTGTTGCATCATACGTGGATCTTGGTATTCCTCTTCTTCTTGTTCATCTTGATTCATACCAATTAATTCAACAAACTGATCAACAAATTCTTGAATAGCTTGCATTTGTAACTCACTAGGATCTGCACCATTAAGTAAGTCATCATCTGCCATTTGTATGTTCTTAGTAATAGTCCAAAGTTGTTCAGTTAGTAATTCGTATTGTTCTTCTAACTGTTTCATTTGATCGTCATCATTACGAAGATCATCAAATGTTAATGCAGTAGAATTATTACCGAAGTTACCATAACTAGCATTTTCGCTATATAGAGACATTCCTACTATAGCGGGTTGTGGTGTTAATGAGAGTTCACGTATTGTTTCAGTAGCAAGATCAAGTCCAGGGCTAACTGTTTTAACAATATTCTTACTAACTTTTTCTACTGCATCAGCAGCTTTGATAACTACTTCATCAACAAACAAACCTAATTTACCAATAAGATGTTTAGCCCGTTTGTTAGGTAGGTTATCTTCAGTTATTACTTCTAGTCTTACACCACTTTCAAGCGATCCTAATGTATCCTTAGTAGACTTATTGTGATTATCAAGTACAGGAATAGTAGCACCACTATCAAATAGCGCATTAGTGTTTTCAGCTATCTTGAATAATCTGTTCCTACTGAATATATGTGTTTTCTTCTTACTATCAGTATGAGTTCCTTCTACTAAGATTAAACCTCCTGTTGTAACAGTACCATCGTCATTAGTTGAATAATTACTGTTATCTATAAATCCACTGTCGAAATGGATTAACTTTGTCATGTTAAATAGCTAATTAATCATAGACAACTAAGCTTGTTATCTATACATACGTTATCTTATGTATAGTAGATGTAGTAACTAATTTGAAATACACTCAATATGTCAATAACTAAAGAAACAAGAGTTGAAAACAAATACAGACAATTAGTAGCTAAACGTATTAAACAAGCAAGACTAGAAGCTAACTTAACACAAATAGAATTAGCTAATCTAATGTTTTGTGACAACAGTAACATTAGTTATATTGAAAGTGCTAAACAATCAGTTGATGTTGAAACACTAATTCAGTTTAGTAAGGTACTAAACAAACAACCTATATTTTTTCTATCTGATATATAACTGATATACCGTACTATGCCTAAGCAAGATGTTAATGTTAAGAGTTATGTAAGAAGAGGTAAGTTAGTAAGAAACTACAAACGTAAACAAGATAGAAAAAATAATACGTTACTTAATACAGTTAAAATAATTGGCGGCGCATTAGGTGTTAGTGCTATTACTTATCTTGTATTACGAAAACGTTATGTTAATAACTTAAATGCTGTAGCTAATAACTTAAAAGCTAATCCTGATATTGGTGAGAAGTTAGCAGATAATGTTAAAGATATTACGTTTACTATTGGTGGATTTGGTAGTGGTAAAGCTAAAGGAGATGAATCACCCTTAAAACAAGCAGAAGCTATTATGACTGCTATAAGAAAAGATATGAATAGTAAAGTTAGAAAAAATCATAAGTTTGTAGCATTAGATCATAACTTTACATTTACACCACCTAAGAATCAAATATTATATTTCCCTACGGCATTTAAAAAAATATCATCACCTTTATTTAGTGGACGTAATGATGAATCTGTTAAGTTAGCAGAACAAATATATAGTTGGTATATGAAAAATCCAACTAAGAAGATAAATATAATTGGATACAGTGCTGGATCTAATATGGCGCGTGATATTCAATTTATGTTAGATAAAAAAGGTGTCAAACTTAAACTTACCACAATAGCAAGTTCTGATTTTAAAATACATCCAACTAAAAAAGCACTTAACATAATGGGCGATAATGATTGGTTTGCACCACTTAAATCAAAGAACGCAGTTGTTATTAATAATATTAATACTCATATGTTAAATGCTTATTTACAAGAAGGTAAAGGTACTAATAAGTTAGTAACTCTACCTATAATCAAATATCTTTATGATTAGAAGAACCTTAATCTATTAAATCTTCTAAAGTTACCACCTAACTGTTTACGTAATTTATTAGCTAACTCTTTACGTTTTTTTCTATTTCCATTATTACGACGGTTTATATTTATTTGAGTATATAAATCATCATCAAAACTATAATTTTTATAACCACCTATTAAACCTCTAGCATTTTCTTTACGTTTTTCTAGTTTATTTTTATTACGTAAGTCGCGTCTGTCTCTTAATTTAAAAAATTCATCACCTGTTGCAGTTGTATTTAATTTACCTTGAGCTTTAATACCTTTTTCTATCATTTCTTTTAACTTTTTAGTTTCTTCTGGTGTTAAATCCGGCGTATTCCTGTACATATTAACTGCGGTTTGTCCTACACCAGAAGTAAAAGGTTTACCAACTGCTAACGTTACATCTTGAGATAACTTATCACTATTAATTTTCTTCTTTACCTTATGTAAAACATCTTCTACTAATCTTCTATTTTTGTAACCTAAAGCTAATGTTCCTAATGTACCAACACCAATTAATCCTTTACTTAAATTAGTAAGTTCTTTCTTACCTTTACTATTCTTTTTAATTAGTGCATCTTGTATTCGGTTATATCCTTTAACTACTTTACCTTTTCTGGTAAATGACTTAACTCTAACTTCTTTCTTGTTGAAGAGTGCGAATTGCATATGTTATTTATTCTTATTACGTTTACGATACTTATCCCCACCATAACTAGTTTTATATAATCCTAACCCTGCAACTGCACCAGTAGGAGCATAGATAGCTGCTGCTAACTTACCTGAATTATTAGGATTGGTTAAATAGTTTTCCCATTTAATAAGTGCATTAGTATTTTGCTTTGATCTTCTAGCAATACCTCTACCAATAAGTTCACCTTTACGTTTAATTTGTTCACGTATAATGTCATAACTATTAACATCGGGGTTAAGGTTAGTACCATCTCCTAATAACTTAATATCTTTGTTATTTCTAGATAAGTATTGATATTCATCAACTAACTTTCTGCCAGCTTCTCTCAATTTAGCTTCAG